TTACTCCAATTGCTTCAGGATTACCTACTAGAATAACAGATACACAAACTCAATCTAATCCATTAACTTTAGGATTGGGTGGAGCATTAGTAGGTTCACAAGTTTTACCAAGTATATTTAGTGGGTTCTCAGGTGGACAAGGTGCTTTATATGGTGGCTTGGGTGGACTTGGTTTAGGATTACTAGGATTATTATAATATGGGTGGAGTAGTTGATGCTATCGGTGATGTAGTCGGTGGTGCAGCGGATGTCGTTGGCGATGTAGTCGGTGGCGTTGCTGATATTGCTGGAGATGTTATTGAAACAGTTGCAGATAATCCAGAGCTTGCAATCATAGCAGGAATCTTTGCAGCACCTTATTTAGCACCAGAATTATTTTACGGAGCAGCTGGCACAGGAGCTGGTGGCGCAGGAATATTAGGAGCGGATATAGCAGCTGCTGGATCATTAGGTTATATACCAGGAGCAGAAGCCGCAGCATTATATTCTAGTTCACCATCTTTTAGTCAATATTTATTTGGAAGTATTCCAGAATTAAGTGCCGCTGCTATTGCAGAAGGTGCAGTACCAGTTGCTACACAAGGATTACTTGGAGTGGGTGGTAGTCTAGCTCCATTTTCAGGTTCTGTTGCATCTAACGTTCAAGGATTATTTCCTTCAACAGATTTTGTAAGTGCATTTATTCCAAAAACTCCTGCCGATATTGCAAAGACTTTGGGTCAAGCAGTTTTATTAGGTGGGGCAGCAACTCAACAACCACAAGTTCCTGGAGTTGACATGAATATTCCAAGCAGTAATGTTCCACAATATGGAACAGGTAGAAGTATTTTTAACGCTTATAATGAAGCTAAAAGTAATATAAGTAATATTTTAAATCCGCAAGGATTATTAGCGCCACCACAACCACAACCAAGCGCTGGTATTTATAGCCAGTTCTTACAAGAAAGAGGATTAATATAATGGAAGATTTACAAGAATTATTAAAAAAAATGTTTGGTACATCAACAACAGAAAATGCTGATGTATCTTTATTGTCTGACAATCAAACTAAAAAAACATTAAACCTTATGGGATTACTTGGTAGTCCAGAAGCATTAACAGGATTAGGTTTAATATCAGCTGGTATGAAGGGTCAAGGTATTGGCGAAGCTATATTACCTTCTTTTGTTCAAGGATTAAATGTATCTTCAACTGTAAGAACATTAACTAAAGATCAAGAACAACAAAAAGCAATTGAAGAATTTGCTGGTAAAGTTCCTGAACAATACAAACCTTTGTTTAAAGCGTTTCCAAAAGAAACAATGAAATTATTATTAACTCCTACAAAACCAACTATTAGTGGTGAAGCATTAAAAGTTGCACAAAGATTAAAAGGTTTATCTTCAGAAGAATTTAAACAAGAGTTTGCAAAACTTTCTCAAGTAGATAAAGATTTATACAATAAAGAAATTCTTGGTAATCAAGATGTTATTTCTCAATTATTAAGTTTATCTGGTGGAGACATGAGTAAATTTGCTCAGACACAAAAAGGAACAACTGTAACTCCTACTGCTCCTATGGATATTAAATCAACATCTGATTTTCAAACTGTTAAAAAAGCAAATCCTAGTGCAACAGACATTGAAATAGAAAATTTCTTAAAGCAAAAATTTCCTAATAAATATAAATAATTGTTATTATGGCTACGCAAATCATAGATCCTTTTGAACAAAAGGGTTCTGTAAATATTATTGATCCATTTGAAAAAAAAGAAGAAACAACTTTAGAAAAAGCATTTGGTGATTTAAGTGTATCTGACATTATAGTAGGAAAGAAAAAGGGTGATAAACCTACTGTTGTAATTAAAGACCCATTTGCAGATGCTCCATCTTCTTCAATAACAATTAATCAATTAAAAGATGTTTGGAAAGATGAGTTAGGTGTTACTCAAGAAAATAAAGAAAAATTAAGATTTCTTTTAGGAGATCCTGAAAAAACTTTATTAGGCAAAGTTAATAATTATTTATTTGATAGAGGTTCAGAAGCTGTAGATGCAGCTGTTAGAACCGGTACATCTCTTGGATTACTTGCATCTGGTTTAGCCGGAGATACTTTAAATACTATTTATAAAGTTACAGGCAACGAACCTAGTGGTGTTGGTGAAAGATTAACTAGAGATGTTAATATTGCCTTAATGGAATTTATGGGAAGATCCTCTGGATTTAGACCAATTGCAAAAAAAGAAGGATTTCTTAAAAGCGAAAAGACAGGAAAAGAATTTGACAACATTATTAACTACGCAAAAGAAAGTCCAGAAAATAGAAAAGAAGTTATTCAAAATGTTAATAGAGTTATTGATGAAGAAATAAAAATTATAAAAGAAAATAATGATGTAGTTCTTGGCGATATATTAGAGCCAGGTAATGTTACAAAAAGAACTCAAGTATTAGATGAAATAAAATCTACTAATCAAAAAATTGCTGAAGGTATTCCTGAAATTAAAATAGAAATTCCTAAAGCTGAAATACCCAAAACAGAAATTCCAAAAGGAGAAATACCAAAGATTAAAATACCTGTAGAAACTATTCCTAAAATAGAAATACCTAAAGTTGAACCAATTGTAGAACCTTTAACTTCTTTAGATAGAAAACCTGCATTACCACTTGAAACAACTAAAAAAATTACTGAAGCAGCAGAAAAATTCTTTAAAGAAGAAAATATTATATTAGATAAAAAGAAACCTATTTCATTACAACTTCAAGAATTATGGCAGTCTGGTCAGTATGATATACCAACTATTATAAAAAGAATTGCTGAAGATAATAAAATTACTTATGAACAATTTACTAATTTTATTTATCCAAGTGTTAGAGCTTCAGCTCAAGAACTAAATGCTTATTCACAATTAGCAAAAAGATATAAAGAGATGTTAGATCCAACTAACTCTTTTGAGACAGGAACTGGCACTTTAGGAGAAGTTAAAAGATTAGATAATATTCGTAGAGGAGTATTAGTTACAAGACTTTCTACATCTGTTCGTAACTATATTTCACAAAGCGCTAGAGTTGGTCTTGAAACATTACAATCTGGATTGGATCTTGCTTTACAACAAATAATAAGACCATTTGTAAAAGATAAGGTTAAGTTTGATAAAAGCGCTGTTAGTCCATTAAGTAATTTTCAAGGTTTAATTAATAACTTTACGCAATGGAATCCTCTTGGCGGTTTTAAAAAACATAAAGAAATAAAAACATTAACCAATAAAATATTAGAAAACTTTCCAAAAGAAAAAGATAGACTTTTTTTAAACTATGCATCTGATGTTAAAAACTATGCCGGTGTAAAAGGTAAAAAAGATTTTTTAGGTAAAGTAGAAGGTGTTGTTGATTTATTAAATATAGTTAACAAAACTCAAGAATATATAACTAGAAGAGCTGTGTTTTTAGCTAGGTTAGATGAGTCTGTTAAAGCTAATGGTAAATTTTATAACAATAAAACATTAGAACAACTTAGAAGAGACGGTGAATTAAATTTATTAAGATCGTCTGATATTGCTGTTGCAATAGATAAAGCATTAGAAACAACTTTCTCAAAAGATTTTAATATTTCTAAAGGTGGCTTTGATGCTTTTGCTGGTAGAATTATAGGCATTATTAATAATGCTCCATTCTTACTTACAAATATAATTCCATTTCCTAGATTCTTAATGAACGCCATTAAGTTTCAATATGATTATAGTCCACTTGGAATATTAAGTTTTCTTAGCAAGGGTGCAAGAGCAGAACTTGCAAGAGGAAATACATCTGTATTAAGCAAAGCTACACTTGGTACAGGAATGATATTAGCTGGTTATGCTTTGCGTAATCAACCTTATGCTGGTGAGAAATGGTATGAATTTAAAGTAGGAGATAGAACAGTTGATACAAGACCATTTAACCCATTTGCTGCTTATTTATTTTTAGGAGATGTTGTTAAAAGATACCAAGAAGGAACTCTTAGAAATTTAGATACTAAAGGTATTGCTTCTGTATTACTTGGTATTAGAGGAACAACAGGAGTTTATATAGTTGATTCATTAATTAATTTTTTTACAGATCCAAAATTAAATAAAGAAATACTTGAAAGCGGATTAAAAAAATTATTAGGCGAAACATTAGCAGGTTATTTAACACCATTCCAAAACTTTACTGATGTTTATGCTCAATTCTTTCCAGAAGCTAGAGCAGTTAAAGAAACAGGTGGAGCAGAATTTACAGGTGCATTTGCTAGAAGATTTCCAGGTTCTAATTTACCAACATTAACTTCTCCAACATCTTACATTATAGATGCAAATGGAATACCAAGAGCAGCGCCAATTTATAAAGAAGATCCGTTATTAACACAAGTAACAGGATTAACTTTTATTCCACCAAAAAACCCTGCTGAAAAAGAATTAGATAGATTGGGTTTTGATTACAGAGAAATATACAGATCAACAAAAATACCTGAATTAGATAGAGCTTATAAAGATAAGTTAGCGGTATCTATTGGATTTGGATTATCTAGTATTGTGTCAACACCTCAGTATCAAAACATGACTGATAGTTTTAAAAGTTTAATAGTTAAAAAATCATTAGAGAAATTTAAAAAGGAAGCAAAAGAACAAATGCAAAAAGATACAAGTCTTGCTCCCTATTTAATGCAAGTAAAAATAAACGCTTTAGATAAAGACACTAGAAGAATCTTAGATGATGTTGTGGGTCTTGATTATATTGATAATCTTCTGAAGGAACTAAAAAAAGTAAAATAACATGAGTACCCAATCACAAAAAAACAACGAACAAATCCTTATATTAAACGGTAAGCTAAAACTACTAGACCAAAAGATAGACTTATTAATGAATAATCATCTAAAACATATTGAAGATAAGATTAATACTATATATAAGGTGTTATGGTTAGTAGTAACACTAAGTATGGGGGCATTAGCCGATCTCATAGTAAGAGTATTAAGCAATTAACTAAAAGTTCTATAGGTGTTATATCAGAATACGAAGCCATTTGTTCTCTTACTAAACAAGGATATATGGTTGCAAAGTCAGTTGATCCACAATGCGTCTTTGACTTGGTTGCAATCAAACCAGATGGTACTATCAGATTAATAGATGTTAAAACAAAATCATACAGAAAAAAAAACAATCACAATATTCACAGATCCCCAAATGAAAAGCAGAAACAACTTGGTGTTGAACTAATGGTTATGGATCAAAAAAATATTTTAAAAGATTTAGAACATAATAAAAATTTAGTAAAAGAAAATAAACTTACAGTTGAACAGAATAAATATAGAAAAAAAAGAAAAGAACAAAAATGTTTTAAATCATTTAAAGATTTAATTGATGTCTTTAACAACAAAGAAAAAATGGATAGTATCAAGTAAGTGCATTAATTACCTATACAATGATATAGGTTGTGTCTTATTAAATAATTGTAAATGTAAAATGGATTACCAAGAAGTAAAAAATAGAATTAAAAAACATGAAGGGTTTAGAAATACTGTTTATTTAGATTCATTAGGCAAAGCCACTATTGGTTATGGTCATTTATTAACTGAAGATGATGATTTTGAAGAAGGTATTCAATATGATAAATCTTTATTAGAAAATTTATTTGATAAAGACTTTAATAGATCTGCTTATAATGCAGAACAACTATTAGAAGGCATTGATATTTGTAATACTGCAAGAGAAATAATAGTAGAAATGGTATTCCAATTAGGTATTGGTGGGGTTTCTAAGTTTAAAAAAATGTTTGAAGCATTAAGAAAAAAAGACTATAATGAAGCAGCAGAACAAATGTTAGACTCTCAATGGAGAGTTCAAACGCCAAAGCGCTGTGAGGAATTATCAGATCTCATGCGTTCTTGCGCATAACCAAATAGATAAAAATATGTTACCAGCACTAGGTGCAATAGCACCATTAGCAAAAATACTATTCAGTACGATTGAAAAATCTATTCCTGATAAAGACTTACAAGAAAAATTAAAAGCACAACTTAATCAACAGTTGTTACAATCAAGTACGCAAGAGTTACAAGCAGCTGCTAGAATAGTAGAAGCAGAAGCTAAAGCAGGTTGGTTTGCAAGTTCTTGGAGACCATTATTAATGTACGTTTTAATATTTGTTTTAGTATTCAATTATATCTTTGCACCAATAATTAAAATGATTACAGGTTTAGTTGTTGGATTTGATTTACCAGGAGATGTTTGGACTTTATTACAAATAGGTTTAGGCGGTTATGTTGTTGGTAGATCAGGTGAAAGCATAGCTAGAACATTAGCCAATAAACAACCTAATAAAGAATGATGAATATATTTAAGAAGATAAATAACTTTTTAAAAGAATATATCACATTCCCACATGAACCCCTAAGATACAAAAGAGTTATAAGATTTAAAAAAGTAATTAAGAAAAAAGGTTATAAAAAATAAAATGAGAAAGAACATTATACCAACAACTATAGTTTTAATACTATGCTTAATCATTAGTGCATCGTCTCAAACAACTACTCAGAACAATGCTTCTGGTAGTAATACTTCTATTACTGGTGGCTATACTAGCACCTCTAATTCAACGTTTGAATCAGGTTCTTCATCTAATTCTACTACAACAACTAATTCTACCTCTAACGCCTATTCAGGAGACACTAGAGTTGCTGCAACTGCAACAGCTCCAGCAATGTCTGCCTTCTCACAAGACTTATGCGTTGTCGGATATAGTGGTGGAGTGTCAACATTCGGAGTAGGTATATCTGGTGGCAGTTATACTAAAGATGAAAACTGTGAAAGAATTAAACTAGCTAAAGTTCTAAATGATCTTGGAATGAAAGTAGCTTCTGTTTCTATCCTTTGCCAAGACGCAAGAGTATTTCATGCAATGGAAAATTCAGGAACACCATGTCCATTTGAAGGTAAGATTGGAGCTGACGCAACTGCTCAATGGTTGAAGTATGACAAGCTAAGACCAGACTATAATTTATATATTGAAAAACTAAAAGTAATTGAAGAAACAAAAAAGCAGGAGTCTTTAACTGAAAAAAAGTAGTTGAAGATATAGACGCTTGGTACGAAGCGAAAGAAAACTCATGGTCATTTTTTACACTTTTATTATTTGGCTTATTACTTCTGTAGTTTCATTCTCTCAAACAACAACAACTTCTAATTTAACTCCAAGTACATTCACAACTGCTAATGGTTGGAGTGGAACTAATCTTTATTCTACTCATGGTAGCGGAACAATAGCAGGAGTTAGTGGTCAATATATTGAAAATACAATTTCATTATCTACTGTTGGATTATCTAAAGCACAAATCAATGAGGGTTTTACATCTACTCAAGGTGCAGATATTTGGTTTTGGTCTGGCAATCCAAATCAAAATGTTACTATGACACAAGTTATTACTAATGATAACGGTGTATCTACCACACAAAATAGAATAGTTAACTTTACTAATTCTTATTTTAATAATTATTTAAACATAGCTGTTATAGATAAAAACTTACAAAACAATTACAGCATTACAAGTAGATTTTCTTTTTATGAATCTACAAATTCTCCATATCACTATGCTGCTGATTTAATTAATCCTTCTTTGACTGTTACCTATGTAACAAATCCTTTGCCACCTATTACAATAACTCCCATTGAAATTTTAAGTCCAGTTATTCAGCAAGTTACAATTACAGAACCTATTGTTGCAGCAATTATTGAATCTCCGGTTATAGAATCTCCTGTTGTAGTTCAGCAATCTTCTGAACCAACAAAGATTAATGAAACAATTCAGTTGGCACAACCAGCGCCAGAACAAACAAAACAATCCACAGAACAACCTAAAGAAGTTAATAAAGAACAAACAGAGAACAAAGAAGAGTCAATCAAAGAACAAAAATCTTCAAAAGAAGAGTTACCCACAGGTAAAGATAGTACTAAAGTTTCTTCAACTGAAGAGAAACCAAGTGTAGGCAGTACGCAGGTAGATGCCAAAGCGAAACAACAATTAGATAAAGTAGAAAAAGAATTAAAAGGTGTAGATACAAAAGTGAAGTCAGTACAAGAAATAAAAATTGACGCATTAAAAAGTAATCAACCTAGTTTAAGTGTGTATGAGAATAAACCATTTTATATATCAAAGCAAATGGTAGGTGTTCCTAATCCTGATTTCTTTAATCAATTACAACTAGAACAAAAAGCCATATATGTTAATGTTAATCTAAACAATTATATAAACAAAGACCCATTGGTAGCTAGACAAAATATGTTAAAACAAATACAAGAAGAAGAGGATGATATTATTATCCAATTAGAAAAAATTAGAAAAACAAAAGGTTAATATGATAGATAAAGTTAAGAATAATTTAAAAGAAATTATAGCAACAGTTGCAATCATTGGTACTATTGGTGGTGGATTTATTAAGTATGGAGAAATCATGTCAAAGATTGACAGCATTGATCCTGCTAAAGCTGGTCAGATTAAACAAGACTTGGCTATTGCACAAAAAGAAATTGAATTACTAAAAGTTCAAATGAAAGAACTTAGAGCAAGCTCATCTAATCCATTAGCAAGATAATGGTTGTTTATAGAGGAGAGAAATTCTCCGGATATAATAAACAGAAAAGAACTCCAGGAGAGAGAAAGAAGTTTGCTGTTCTTGCTAAGAAGGGTAACCAAGTTAAGTTAGTTAGATATGGTGATCCTGAGATGAAGATTAAAAAATTTATATCATCAAGAAGAAAATCTTTTAGAGCTAGACATAATTGTGATACAGCTAAAGATAAGTTCACAGCTAGATATTGGTCTTGCAAAAATTGGTAAATGGCTAAGAAAAAATTTAGACTTCAGCATGTAGGGTTTTGTAAATCTTGCGCTGTTGAAATTATTAATACAGATTCATTTGTTATCTACGCAGATAGAAACTGTCAGCATGTAAGCTGCATGGAGAAAGAATATAAAGATGGCATTTCTAAACCACAACATCCCAGTTTGGAAAGCAAAGATCAGACTAGAGTTTCTATATAATAAAGAAAAACATATAGGAGAAGAAGAGGATTGTTTAATCCATTCTATTACTACTTTAGAAGGTAGAACTCCTTTGTTTAATATCATGCTACCTAATGGCGCTAACTATGCAAGACTACCAATTCATGCTTTCTTTGCAGATGGATATAAAAGAACTCAAGTTAAAGATTTACAATTAAAAGATTTAGCTTATTGGGATTGCCTATCTTATTACGCAGGTGTTGTTGAATACAATGCGTTAGCCACTTCTCAATGTAAGTTCTTAGATAGAAATAATCAATTGCATAAAGCTAATTACGAATTCTCAATAGACTATTGTCAACCTGATATTAATTTATTAAACACTACCTATTCAGAAATATCACCAGAACATAAACATCATCATATATTAGAGATAGCAGAAAATGATTTGTGGCAAGGTAACTACGCCTTAATGCCTAATAACCGAATTTTGTTTAATCTTCCTAACTTTACTGTTAAAGATAATATTCCAGATTATAAAACTAATATGGATTATCCAAGCGTAGAAACTGACGGTTGGAGAACTGAAAATGATGATAGTCAATTTTATAATACAAAGGAGTCATAATGCCACTAAGTAAAAAAGGAACTAAGATAATGAAAGAGATGCAAAAAAAGTACGGCAAAAAAAGAGGTGCTTCTGTATTTTATGCATCATTTAATAAAGGTATAATCAAAGGAGTTAAAAAATAATGGCAATGGTAAATAGACCTACAAACCCAAAGTTATATGCAAGAATAAAAGCATTAACTAAAAAGAAATTTAAAGTATATCCAAGCGCCTATGCTAACGCTTATCTTGTAAAGACTTACAAGAAAAAAGGTGGTGGATATAGAACGGTGAAAAAATAATGAGAAAAGATTTTTTTGGTAAGAATAATAAAAATAAGAAAAAAAAAAATGGCTTTCCAGATTTAAATAAAGATGGCAAAGTTTCATTTAAAGACGTTCTTATTGGCAGAGGTATTATAAAAAAAAAGAATGGCTAACGGTTTAGATAAATGGTTTAAACAAAACTGGGTAGATATACGTTCTAAAAAGAATGGAATGTATCAACCTTGCGGTAGGCAAAAGGGGTCAGGTAGAAAATATCCAAAATGCGTACCTCAATCTGTTCTTACTGGTATGAGTGAATCTGAAAAACGTTCTGCTATTCAAAGAAAGATTGTAGCTGAAAGAAAATCAAGAAGAAATAAGAAACCTAATTACGCAAAGACGTTTGCAAAATAATTTAATATAGGGAGTCTCAACGAAAAACTCCCTATACTTCTACGCTAGATAAAAACAAATATAGACACTTTCATAATTGACATAGTCAATATTCAATTGGCAGTCTATTTCTCCAAAGGAATTCATTAATTAGTTAATTTTTTGATACAATACTTTTAACACTCTCTTCTTTTTTTTACTATCATAATATCCATAGTACCCTACAATTTCTTTTCTTTTAGTCATGTCTCTCTCCTTAGTTGTTTCACAACCTGCAGTACACATACCAATTATTATTTAACTGGCTATATCTTCAAACTCTAAATCCTTCATACCAAGTTCGTATGCAGCTTTTCTTTTCTTCTCTGCAACTTTAAGC